TCGTTGGCCCAATAAAGACCCTGATGAACAACTAGATTACAGTGTAGATTGGTCACGTTTTCTTGGTACTGCTACTATTAGTACTGTTACATGGTCAGTAAAGAGTACTGCTTATAGTACTAAGACTACACTAGGTGCAGGACAAACACTTACTGTTGCTTCAAGTTCTGCAACTACGGATGATATACAAAACGTATCACAGACTAATACTACTACTGTAGCTACTATTAATATTGGTGGTGGTACAAATAACATTGAATATACTTTTTTCTGTAACATGATTGATAGCACAGGTAGTCAAGCAGAACGCAGTATTAAGTTACGGGTAAAGGAACGTTAAATGGCTTATGATTATCTTGGTCTAGTAAATGACGTAAACCGTAGACTTAATGAGGTGGAGCTTACATCAGGTAACTTTGCTGCTGCTACTGGTGAATACAGCATGATTAAAGATGCAGTAAACTCTGCTATTCGTTATATTAACCAACACGAATATGAGTGGCCTTTTAATCATGTAGAAACAGAAGAGACATTAACTGCAGGTACAATACGTTATGCTTACCCTGCAGATGCTAAGACACTTGACATGGATAGCTTCCGTATTAAACGTAATACTACTTTCAACAACTCAACTAAAAGACTTCGTTTAATTTCTTACGAAGAGTATTTAGATAAATACATTGACTATGAGTACGACACAGACACAAGTATTAGGACTTTACCTGAGTATGTATTTAGAACTCCTAACCAAGAGTTTGGACTTGTAGCTCCCCCAGATAATGCTTACGAATTAGTTTATGAATATTATAGATTACCTGTAGATCTTATTAATGCTACAGATGTACCCTCAGTACCAGAGCAGTTTAGATACATGATTACTAACGGTGCAATGCACTTTGCTTACATGTTTAGAGGTGAAGGTCAGGAAGCTGCAATGATTCAACAACGCTTTGATGATGAGATTAAACAACTACGTAGCCTTTACATTAACCGTTACGACTACCTGAGATCAACTGTAATAAATCAAACAAACTCTTCTTATAACACTATTAGGGTTTCTTAATACATGCCATCAACTCGTCAAACATACCCTATAGAATTTAAGGGTGGACTTGTTACTAATATGAGTCCATTGCAACAAGGTATTAACGCACCGGGATCTGCAAGAACTCTTAGAAACTTTGAGCCATCTATTGAGGGTGGCTACAGACGTATCTTAGGTTATACTAAATATAACAGCAGTATTATACCACCATATGGTGCTCCTGTTGTACACGGTGCTAGTCAGTCTGGTACTACACTTATTATAGGCAACATACACCAAACACCAGAAGCAGGTGATACACTTACAGTAGCTGGTGTTACAGGTACATACACTATTGCATCTGGTGGTGTATCATTTGATGCTACAAATAACAGAGCTACACTAACACTTACAGGTGCTTTAGCTAGTTCTCCAGCTAATGCTGCAGCAGTTACATTTGCTACAACTGCCAGTAAATATCTTGCACTTGGTTGTGGTGTATTTTTAGATAGAGTTATTGTTGCAAGAAACGATGATCTTTTTAAAGTATCCTCTAGTGCAGTAACACATATTAACGTACCTAACTATGGTACTGTACTTGTAAATGGTGCATCACAAACTGGATCAAGTCTTATTGTAGATGGTTTAACTGCAGCCCCACAAGCAGGTGATGTATTTAAAGTAGCAGGTATAGATAAAGTATATACTGTAACTGCAGATGCAACTGTAAGCTCTGGTGGATCTACTGTAGCTATAAATCCTGCATTAGCTAGTTCACCTGCAGATGATGCAGTAATAACTTTTTTAAGTGTGTCAAGAGAAAGTGCTGGTAAAACAAGATTTTCTAGGTATAACTATACAGGCACAGAAAAGATTGCCATAGTAGATGGTACTAACGCTCCAGCCTTATATGACAACAACACTTTTACTGTTCTTGATTCTGGACCTACAGACATAGTTGGTGCTGGTTTTGTAGTCAATTTTAAAAACCAATTGTTCTTTGGTAAAAGTAACTTATTAACTTTTACTGCCCCATACACAGATAATGACTTTACAGCCGCTGCAGGTTCTGGTACAATCTCTTTGGGAGCCGTGATTACAGGACTAATTGTTTTTAGACAACAATTAATTATCTTTACTGAGTCTTCTATATTCCAATTAGTTGGTAATACAATATCAGACTTTCAGTTACAGCCAGTTACTACAGACATTGGTTGCGTAGATACAGACACTATCCAAGAAGTAGGTGGTGACATAATGTTCTTAGGGCCAGATGGTCTTAGGTTATTAAGTGGTACAGATCGTATCGGTGACTTTGGTCTTGGTGTCGTATCTAAAGCAATACAAAAAGAAGTAACACGTTTTATTTCTACTAACACGTCTTTTGCCAGTGTAGTTATTCGTAATAAGTCTCAGTACAGAATACTAGGTTACAATACAAATATTACACAAGAAAACTCTCAAGGTATACTTGGCACACAGTTTTCTGGTCAAGGTGGTGAAGGAATGGCTTGGGGTGAGCTACGTGGCATTAGAGCTTATGTAGCTGACAGTAGGTTTTATCAAAATACAGAAACAATTGTATTTGCTAATGATGATGGTTACTTGTACCAGATGGAAGATGGCAATAGCTTTGATAGTTTAAATATACAAACTACATTTGCAACACCGTTTATGCCTGTAAATGACCCAAGGGTACGTAAGACTTTTTACAAAGCATTTCTTTACACAGATCCACAAGGTAGTGTGTCATTTGATATGAGCCTTAAACTAGACTTTGACCAACGTAATAGCATACAGCCTACACAGATAAACTTTGATAACGACACAGGCGAAGTTGCATTTTATGGTTCAGCAGTATTTGGGTCATCTGCTGTATTTAGTAATAAACTTTTAACTCTCTTTGAAACACAACTGATAGGATCAGGCTTCACCGCATCTATACAATTTGAATCAGATAGCACAGACCCGCCATTTTCTCTTGATGCTATCACATTAGAATATGGCACAAACACAAGAAGGTAAACCAAAATGGGAACAGGTTACACTAGAAACGATACGTCCAACAATATTGCTGATGGTAACATTATTAATGCTTCAGACTTAGATGGTGAGTTTGACGCAATTGAAAGTGCACTAGGCACAAGTGGTCACACACATGATGGCACATCTGCAGAAGGTGGGCCTGTTACTGTATTGGGTCCAGTTCAAGACTTTGTAGCAAGTGCAACTGAAATTAAACCTAAGACTACTAATACGCTAAGTATTGGTACTAATAGTCTTTTATTTAAAGATATGTTCCTTGATGGTGTAGCTACAGTAGGTAGCATTAAGATTGATAATGCTGGCACTATTGGCTCTGCTTCTGATGCAGATGCTATTGCTATTTCTTCTGGTGGTGTTGTAACGTTTAGTCAAGCTGTTAGTAATTTAGGTAATGTAACTGGTAAGACAAGTTCTGGTTTTGTACTGGCACTTCAAACATCTGACACTACTATTGAAGCAACTAATGTATTAGGTAAGATTGAGTTTAGTGCTCCTGATGAAGCTAGTGGTACAGATGCTATACTTGTTGGTGCATCCATTGAAGCATTAGCAGAAGATACATTTAGTTCTTCTGTAAACTCTAGTGCTCTTGTATTTAAAACTAATACATCAGCAGCAGCTACAGAGCGTATGCGTATTAAGTCTGATGGTGAAATGTTATTCACTGGTGCTGCAGAAATATCCAATACCTCAGGAAATTTTACTATTGATTCTGCTGGTGACATTATTTTGGATGCTGACGGTGCTGATATTTTCTTTAATGATGCAGGGGTTACTTTTGCTAAATTTAGCAATGTTTCAACAGACTTTGTAATAAAATCAAGTGTACAAGATAAAGATTTAATATTTAAAGGTAATGATAATGGCAGTGAAATAACTGCCCTTACCCTTGATATGTCCGAAGCAGGGCAAGCTCAATTTAATCACGATGTTTGGGTAAAAAGTGACGCTGGTAAATTTTTCGCAGGGGCTTCAGGTGACCTACAGATTTACCATGATGGGTCTAATAGTTATATCAGTGACCAAGGTACTGGTCAATTAATATTGCTTGGGTCAAATGCTATTGCTCTTAATAATGCTGCAAATACAGAAAACATGTTGGTTGCCTTTGAAAACGGCTCTGTTGATATCTACTACGACAATGGCAAAAAACTCGCCACCACCTCCACAGGTATTGACGTAACTGGCATCATTGTATCTGACGGTATGTCTACAAACACCTCTGGTACATCTAACTTTATTGCAGGTGTAAACGCAGGTAACAGCATTGCTTCTGGCGGTAACTAT